CCTCCCCCGGCGGCCGCGGAACAAAAACCGGCCATCCCGAAAGGAGGAATCCGAACATTGGGTATTTTCGATCCCAAAAACAAAAAAACGACCCGGGCCGCGGTTCAAACAGCGCCCCAGCCGCGGCCGGAGCACTGGCAGCCCCAGCGCTTTTTACCGGCGGAGGCCCCGCTGTACCGGGCCCTGCGGCAGAGCATCCCCATCATCGATGCCGCCCTGCAAAAAATCGTCCGGCTGACGGTGGATTTTACCCTCACCGCCGCCGAACCGGAGGCCCAGCCGCTGCTCTCCCGCTTTGCGGCGGAAGTGCCGGTAGGGGCCAGCGGCAGAGGATTGGCAGCCTTTGCCGGCCAGTATCTTGATAGCCTGCTGTGCTACGGCAGCGCCGTCGGCGAGGTGGTGCTGGACCACGACCGGGAAAAGCTCCTGGGGCTGTACCTGCCGCCGCTTTCCCACCTCAGTTTCCAGCAGGGCAGCAGCCCGCTGGAGGCGGTCATCTGCGCCGGTGAGGGCCGGGACCGCCGCCACCTACCCTGCCCCGAGCTCATCCTGTTCACCGCGCTGCACCCGGCCCCAGGCGAGATCACCGGCCAATCGCTGCTTTCCGGCCTGCCGGCCATCTCCCGGGTGCTGCTGCAAATTTATTCCGCCATCGGCAAGAACTTTGAGCGGATGGGCAACCTGCGGTACGCCGTTACCTACCGTCCCACCCCCGGCGATGGCACCGATGCCGCCGCTGTGGCAAATGAGATCAGCCGGGAATGGAGCACCGCCATGCAGGCCGCCGCCGAAGGCGAGATCCGGGACTTTGTGGCGGTGGGCGATGTGGATATCCGGGTCATCGGGGCCGATAACCAGTTTATCGCCACCGAGGTCCCCGTCCGCCAGCTGCTGGAGCAGATCGTGGCCAAGCTGGGGCTGCCGCCCTTCCTGCTGGGCCTGAGCTGGAGCAGCACCGAGCGAATGAGCAGCCAGCAGAGCGATCTGCTTACCGGCGAGCTGGAATCCTACCGGCGGCTGCTTACCCCCGTCCTTGCCAAAATAGCCGGGCTGTACCTGCGCAGTCAGGGCTTTGCCCCGGAGGTCGCGGTAGAATGGGCGCCCATCAGCCTGCAGGATGAAACCGAGGAGGCCACCGCCCGCCTGACCCGCGCCAAGGCCGAGGAACTGGAACGCAAGCTGGCCCATGAGGCCAAACAGGAGGGAACGGTATGAGTAAAACCAACATCCCGGCCGGGGGCTGCCCTGTGACCAAAACCGAAGCGGCCGGAATGCCCTTTGGTTTGCGGGGCGGTGCCGAAGAACCAAGACAGAAGCCGGCCGCATGGGCCGGTAAGGAGGGAAAAGTATGAACCAAGCCAATATCACAGCCGAAGGCTGCCCTGTAACCGAAGCGGAGCTGGAGGCCATTGCCCGGTACAGCCGCCGCAGGCTGACCGCCGAGGAGGTCTACACCTTCCCGTTGGTGCTGTGCGATAACGACCTGGACCGGGACCACGAATGCTTTACCGATGCGGCGCTGGAAAAGCTGGCGGTGCTGTTCCGCGGAAAGACCGGCATTTTTGACCACGACCCCCGCGGGGAAAAGCAGACCGCCCGCATTTACCGCTGCGCGGTGGAGGAGGAACCCGGCCGCCTGAACCACCGGGGCGAGCCCTACAAGGCCCTGAGGGCCTGGGCCTACATGGTGCGCACCGCCGCCAATGCCGACCTCATTCTGGAGATCGACGGCGGCATCAAGAAGGAGGTGAGCGTGGGCTGCTCCATCGGCAAAAAAGTCTGTTCCATCTGCGGGGCGGACCGCCAGGAGGCGACCTGCGGCCACCAGCCCGGCAAAAAGTACGGCGGCCGGCTGTGCTACACCCTGCTGGAGGACCCCACCGACGCCTATGAATGGAGCTTTGTGGCGGTGCCGGCCCAACCGGCCGCCGGGGTGACCAAAAGCCACGCCGCCCGCAAAGCCCTGCATCTGACCCCGGAGCGGGCCATAGCCGAAATGGAGCGGGGCGAGCTGCACCTGGATGCCGCCGCGGCCTATGGGCTGAGAAAGCACATCGCCGCGCTGGAGGAAAAGAGCGAGGAGGCCGGCCGCTACCGGCAGAGCCTGTGTGAGACCATCCGCAGGCGGACCATGCTGGCCCAGCCGCAGATGCCCCCCGCCCTGCTGGAAAAGAGCATGGCCCCACTGACCGTCACCGAGCTGGAGGAGCTGGCCGCCCTGATGAAGCAGCAGGCCGAAAAGCGCTTTGCGCCGATGGTGCAGACCGCCCCGGCCCCCGAAAACGAAACCGATAACCGTGCATTTTGCATCTGATGAGAAAGAGGAGAGAAAACACATGAATAATAACTACAAAGAACTGAACATCCAGAAATCCCTGTACCGCGGCTGCGGCGAGAGCTTTGCCGAGCGGCTGGAAAAGATGGACCCCACCGAGAATTACCGCGGCACCGAGCTGGGCCATCTGGATGCCTTCCAGCGCCAGCTCAAGCGCTTTGATATTCAGGTGGGCGGCAGCCACTCCAGTGCGCTGGAGAAGTTCTTCCAGAACGGACAGAGCGCCGTGCTGTTCCCCGAATACCTGATGAGAGCCATCCGCCAGGGCATGGAGGAAAATGATCCGCTTTCCTCCATCGTGGCCGCCCGCACCCTCATTTCCGCCACCGATTACCGGGGTCTTACCACCAACGACGACCTGGAGGCCGATGTGACCAATGAGGCCGCCGCCCTTTCCACCACCACCATCAGCCTGAAGGACAAGACCACCGCCCTGAAAAAGCGCGGCCGTATGCTGCGTGCCTCCTACGAGGCGATCAAGTTCCAGCGGCTGGATCTTTTCACCCTGGCGCTGCGCCGCATCGGCGCTGAGATCGCCCGCTGCCAGATGAAGGACGCCGTGGATGTGCTGGTAAACGGCGACGGCTCCACCGGCAGCGCCCCCGCCAAGCTGACCACCGCGGCCACTACCCTGGCTTACAGCGATCTGCTTACCCTGTGGAGCAAGTTTACCGCCTACCAGATGAACACTCTGCTGGTGAACGCCAAGACCGCCGCCACCATCCTGGGGCTTTCCGCCTTCAGCGATCCCACCACTGGCCTGCACTTCCAGAATACCGGCAAGCTGGGCACCCCGCTGGGCGCCGAGATGATCCTCTGCGACGCGGTGGCCGATGGGACCATCATCGCGCTGGACCGCCGCTACGCCCTGGAGATGGTGGTGGGCGACGCCGTGACAGTGGACGCCGACCGTCTGATCGACTGCCAGCTGGAGCGTGCCGCCGTTTCCTCCACCGCGGGCTTCTCGATGATCTTCCCTGACGCGGTGAAGGTGATGACCCTGAAGACCGCCTGACGCGCGATGACCGACAGAATGAAGGAGGCAGCAACATGGATATCGAACTGATCCTGCAAAAATTCGCGGTTTTCTCCGGATTGACCGGGGAAGAACTGCAAGCCTGCCTGCCCTACTGCCGGGACGCCATGGAGCAGCTGACCGCCAAACGGCGGTCGGCCCTCCCCGCGGCGGAGCCCCTGGGCAGTGCCGCGGCAGCGCTGGCCTACTACCGCTGGTGCCTGGCGCAGATGAGCGGAAGCAGCCTGCCCCATGTAGGGGCGGCGGCTCTGGTGAATAAGGACACGCTGGCGGCGGCCAAGGCGCTGTGTGAGGAATATCTGGCGGCGGCCGCTGGGGAGCTGGGCGGCGGAAAATTCTACTTTGGGCAGGTGACAGCATGCAAGTAACCAGTCTATTTGATCTGCGGCAGCAGCTGGCGGTGTACCTTTTGCCGCTGCTGGGCGAGTGTGAGATCCTATACAGTATGCCGACGGTGAGAAGACCGCTGGCCGCCGGGGTGACCACGCTGGTGCTGAACGACCACAGTGTGAAGCGCAGCGAGGACGCCCTGCCCGGCAGCACTCCGCTGCTGCTGGAGGTGGGCCTGCGGCTGACCGCCCTGCACCGGGACAGCATGGAAGCGGTGGAAACCCTGACCGATGCCGTCACGGCGCTGACGCTGCGGGGGGATTTCCCCTGCGGGGTGACCGGGCTGGAATGGGCCGAGACCGGCTTTGACCGGGGGTGCGGGGCCTTTGCCCGCCGGGGGCTTTTGAAGGTCTGCTGCGAGCTGGCCGAGGCCCCCGAAGAGGAGGACGAGGCATGAACCAGATTATCCACTCCCTTGGGGGGATCACCATTGAAACGGGGGGCACGGTGCTGGCCCACGCTGCCGGGTATGCAGTCAAATCCAGCCGGGCAGTGACGGCGGTGCGGCCCTATGGCAGCACCGAGCCGCTAACCTTTCTGCCCGGCACAGTGACGCATATTTTGCAGCTGGAGCAGATAAAATGGGAAAATCCCGCTGATTTTTATACAATGAGTAATTTTACTGTGAAAATTACGAGAAACGGGCAGACGGTGCAATACACCGGCTGCGAATGGACCGCCATAGAGGAGGAGACCCGCCGGCCGTTGATCTGGCTGCGGGCCACGCTGGCGGCCAAGGCCCGAACGGAGGTGACCGGGGATGAAGCGACTGCTGAGTAAGGACCCGGCGGCGCCGCAGGGCGCTGAAAGCGCCCGACCGCCGTATGGCGGCGGCAGCCGGAGGCTGCC